CTTGAAAATACTACAAAACATCATTGAATGACATTTAGATTAAACGAGACGGAGACGTTCTACGAACGCTACTCTAGCTTTAAACATGCGTGTACATGCGGTTCCCACCGACCGGGATTCTCCAAAGAGAAAACTCAGTTTTCTTGAGGTAACCTTTCCTGAGCACAAGTGCTCCCACGAAGGGTGAATATTGGCCCAATTCACATAGGGGTTCTTTGTTTTAACGGTTTTCTCCGGTTTGATATCGCAATTGCTCTCTGCGCGCACATTATCTTTAAGGACCCTGTCCGAGAGGGTCCCCCACCCCACACCTTATGCAGGCGTGGGAACAGTGGGTTGTAGGAAATAACTTGGAACATTGAGAAAAAACAACGGTTGAAAGTCAGGTCCCGCATGCCAATACTTATCCACCCTCAATAAACCAATAGTGGTTGAACTTCCTTCAATTTCCAACTGAAAATTATCGTCAGCACTACCATCTTGCGTTCTGGCTCCCAAAGGAGCTAATGTTGTATTAAAGGGATTAGTAGAATTAAATTTGAAGAGATTATAATTCGGACACAATACAGATAACCCTGCTTGAGTTTTCTGATTTGTCAAAGCCGAACCTCCACTCGTATTCAAAGTCAAAGACAAGGCCCTCCAAGGAGTTTCTTGAGCTGTCGTTGGTGCTGCGTAAGAAGTGATACTATCATTCCAAACAAAATTGTTGACAGGCTCACGCGTAACACGAACACTATCCGCACACTGAAGACCCGAGGTATTAGATGCTGGATTAAAAGTCCATACACCTGAACCTCTATAGCCCACGAAACATGGCAAGATCCAATTGATAGCATTAGTTTTAACGTAATTAAAGGGAGCAGTTCCCACACCTACAACTTTATTAACATTGTGAATTCCATTAGGATCAAATCCATAATAAGGCGGAATCTTACCAAATGTTGAAGTAAGTCTTGAGTAAGACAGTGTGGCAATTTCCTGCTGGGAATAAACGAATGTAGATCGATGAAGTAACACTCTAAGTGATTTAATAATTTCTCCATAATTCACTCTCATTTGAGATGGTAAGGTCATTGGACCATTTTGTGCCATAATCTTTTGCTCGTGCTCCTCTGCTGAAATATCATGGGATTGTACAACATAACGAGAGAGAGTGGAACTAGGTCGTCTTGGATTCCCAAATTCCATGTTATCTGCACCCCGCACATAACACAAAATATTGACTGGTGCAGTGGCCACAGGAGCAGTAAGTGTAGTAAGAACTCGCACTATTATAGCCCCATTATCCCTATTCTCTACAACATTCCAACTAGGAGTTATAGATGCAGAAAAGGGAATATTTGTGGTAGTATTTGCAGTTTCAGTCCTCAAAAAAGGCAAGGCCTGATTATAAGGCACTCGAATCTCCACATCATCAGTTTCACCAATATCTACTATCTGCGCATAAATGGCAGACGAGACAAGAGGTACTGTAACAATATTTGTTGCGGCATCCCCTTGAGGATCGAAAGCAATTATAATGCGACCCTTATGGTATGGACTGCAAATGATTTTGAATCGGAAAATTATATCTCCACGCCAGCCTTCAAAAAGGGCTGCAGGTATCGCCATTGGAGTGTGGTCTACAATTTGATTAACCGAATTTCCAGGTTGTCTAAACATATATGGATGAACTCGAGAGTAAAATAAAATATCATCAACTGCATTAGTTGTGCTCCACGTTGTGCGAATAATGAAAGATTCTTTCTTAACGAAGAAATCAATAGCAAGGGGATCACCAGGTGGTGCGCCCACAAGCGTTGGATCAATAGATAATTCATTTTTTGCGTGAAGTGTAAGTTTTTCATTTGGAAATCCTATCTCCGCACTGGCCAAAGGCCCAAAAGCACGAGGTTGATACGGGAGTATATTGTCTATAACTGGCACATTAGTGTAACCAAACAGACTTGCTATTCCAGCTATTGCTCGGGCTCCAATTTCAGTAGCAGTTGCAAATTTTCCTATATAGGGAATATTACGCATTGTTCGTGCTACTCTAGCTACTGTAGAAGCTGGAGCTGAAATTGGTCCTGAACCATATTCATCAGCGGAAATTTCTTTAGATTGAAGGGCCAAAGATAATGTACAACCAGATAGCTCAACATTTTCAGCCCACGCATATACCTGAACAGTGACACCAGATCCCACAACACCATTAGCACTCCGAAGAACTGTAAAGTCTGTAAATTCTAGCTGGCCCATATCAACAAAGTCCTGAGCGGTATTAATGTCTAACCAATTTTTATGATAAAAGAAAGGTAAAGTCATCTCAGCGCCCATACTATGTTGGGGATAAATGTAAGAAATAGGTCTTTGAGACAGAGGCATTAAATGTTGTTCTCCAGATCCCAAAATCGTAGAAGGTGTTAACTCGGGTAAAGGTTGATAAGTCATGGCTAAACACCCATAATAAAATGGGGAAGCATTAATCATCACTTTAATCTTCAGATTGCATTTAATAAATGCAAAATTGTTCAACTTAAATTTAATTCGGGATTCATTAAAGAAACTGTACCAAGGATTTATTGTCCTCAATGTAAGATCAGAAGCATCACTCTCCAGCCATGTGAACGAATCTATACGCACTGGACGAGACAAAAAAGTAGCTAAATCAGCCACTGAAATTTGATCTTGTAGCTCGCTTGGATTCAGAGGGGTTGAATAACCCTCATCCACGACTGGAGTTTGATCTGTGAACTCAACTGTTTCTTGGGTAGTGACCACTCCACTAGTGGAATCGTCAGAAACTGCCACAGAAGAGCTCTGAAATTCGTAGACAGGAATGCAATTTAGAAAAGCATTCTGTCGTGTCAAAATAGGGCATTGCACCCTCTTCACGTTTTTATTTAAAGAATTTTTCGCAATTAATTTAATATTCATTGTATTTTTATAATTATTATTATACAATATAGATAATTTTTGTGTTCTAACTGACACTTTTATAAATATAAATTTCGGGGATCGCCCTAGTAAGAAAATATGTATATATCCATTCTTTATGCATTTATATATCACTTAAACGACATAACAGTAAACTACATATACAT